ATATCAAATGGTGTTAAAACTCATGCATGAAGATAGTGGTGAAAAAACTTGACTAAATAGGAAGTTTGCTTTATACTTGTATTATGAATTTATTATTATGGAGATATTATGGAACTGACGATTGAACTGAGCGAACTTCGCAAAAAGAAAATCTTTGTTGCCACACCTATGTATGGTGGGCAATGTCACGGAATGTACACTAAGTCAACTGCAGACCTCGCCAAGATGGGTCAGGCATATGATATTGATATACGTTTCTTCTATCTGTTCAATGAATCGCTTATCACTCGTGCAAGAAACTATTGCGCAGATGAGTTCGTTCGATCAGACTTCACTCATCTAATGTTCATTGATAGTGACATTGGATTTGATCCGAACGATGTACTCAGTCTTGCCGCAATGATGGACGAAAATGATCCTGATGGTAAGAAGATCGCTTGTGGACCATATCCCAAGAAGACTATCGCATGGGAAAAGATCAAGCAGGCAGTTGATCGTGGTTTTGCTGATAAAGATCCAAACCAACTACAGAAGTTTGTTGGAGACTATGTGTTCAATCCTGCTGATGGTCAATCAGAAGTACGGATTAACGAACCAGTCAAAGTGCTTGAAGGTGGTACAGGTTTTATGATGATCACTAAGGATGCATTCAATAAGTTTGACGAAGCATATCCTGACTACAGGTACAAACCTGATCATGTTCGAACAAAACACTTCGATGGTTCACGTTACATCACAATGTACTTTCAAGCACTTATAGATAAGGATTCTGAAAGATATCTCTCTGAAGACTATATGTTCTGTCAGTGGATGCGCAAGTGTGGTGTTGATACATGGTTGTGCCCTTGGATGAAACTAGATCATACTGGATCATACACCTTTGGTGGTTCTTTGGCAGACCTAGCATCAATTGGTGCTACTGCTACTGCTGATCCTAATAAAATAGGAAAGGAAAAACATAAGTGAGTGAGTACAAATATAATGAAGCAGAACTAGTACAGCAGTTGATGAATTACATCGACAATACCTATGATCAACATTACAGCAAGAATAAATTCCAAGCATCGGAGTTTATTTTTGATGCTGGTCATGGAGCAGGTTTCACCATTGGGAATATTATGAAGTATGCCCAAAGGTATGGCAACAAAGGTAGTACCGAAGAAGCAAGAAAGGATCTAATGAAGATCTTACATTATGGAATTATGGCGTTGTATAATCATGACGCACAACATGGAGTAATAGATAATGAAAATCAGTGAACAAACCTTCAACGTATTGAAGAACTTTTCTAGCATCAATCCTTCGATCTCAGTCAAAGCAGGTAACACACTGCGCACAGTATCTGAACAGAAAAACATTCTGGCACAAGTTACTGTTGCTGAGTCGTTTCCTAAAGACTTTGCAGTGTATGAGTTGAATCAACTGTTGGGTCTTGCCACGTTATTTGAAAACGGTGAGTATGACTTTGGTGACAACTCACTTACAATTAGTGAAGGTAAGAACTCTTCGAGTTATACCTACACCGATGCGTCTATGGTAACTGCGCCACCTGAGAAAGCAATCGAACTGCCATCAGTAGATGTTACGTTTGATCTTGCTTGGAATGATCTAAAGAAGATTATCAATGCGGCAAATCAGTTGGGTCTGCCAGAGATTGTAGTAAAAGGTAGTGATGGAAAGATAACACTTGTTGCTATTGATAGTAAGAATCCAACATCTAATAAGTTTTCTCAAGATCTAGATCTAACAACTGACGCTGAGTTTGACTTTGTGTTCAAAGTTGAGAACTTCAAATTTATCCAACAAGACTACAATGTGATGATATCGCAAAAGGGTATCTCTCACTTCAAAGGTAATTCTGTTGAATATTGGGTAGCAACTGAAGCAGGGAGCAAGTACAATGGTTAATCTCAACGAGGATATGGTAAAGGCGATGATATCAATTATTGATATGAGCGCAAAGGCAGGCGTGTTCGTTGGATCTAATATTACTGTTGCAGGGCAAGTGAGAAATGAGCTTGAAAGAGCGTTACAAGAATCAGAAAAGGTAGATGAAAATGAGTAATGTGGTGATTCCTAGTGATGATAAAACAAAGCAGCGTATCCGTGGTGCGTTGGAAGAAATTTCTAATTCAATGACACGAATGGGTGCTGAGCGTGATCTAATCAAAAACATTTTACAGGATGTTGAAAATGATACTCAAGTTCCTAAAAAATATCTTCGTAAAATGGCAAACATATTTCACAAGCAAAATCTCAACGAAGTCAAAACAGAGAACGATGATGTTGAGACGCTGTACGAAACTGTAGTCTAATGTCTGCGGTAACAAGAAAACGCCACATTGCTAAGACTATCACTTGGCGTATAACTGGTACAATCGACACGATGCTTATTGGTTGGTTTGTGACTGGTAGTCTGGAAGTCGGAGCAATGATTGGCGGTATTGAAGTCGTAACTAAAATGATTCTATACTATGCGCATGAACGAGTATGGTACAATCATGTCAAATTTGGAGTAAAAGATAATGTTTGATAATCAAAAACCCACAGTAGAAATGTTGGGAAGGTGGCAACCGTGGCATGACGGACATACAGAGTTATTCAAGCGATGTCTATCAATCACTGGGCAAGTATGTATTATGGTGCGTGACGTTGGTGGCGTCGTTGGACAGGACGCTGGTGGCGGTAGAACGGCAAAGCAAGACGACAATCCCTTTGACTTTGATACAGTGGTAGAAAATATCAAAGAAGGATTATCGAAACACGGATACAACTATGATGAACACTACATAGTAATGCTAGTACCAAACATCGTTGATATTAGTTATGGGCGTGGCGTTGGATATACATTTACTGAACATGATCTTGGCAAAGAAGTGCATGATATCAGCGCAACTAAAATCAGAGCAGAAATGAGAAACAAAGGAGTCCTGTAATGGGAATGACAGTAACTCAAAAAGCATTAGCAAGAATCGGGCAAGTTGATCCAACAGCACATGCAGTTTTGTCAAGTTGTATGGCATCAGCTTTTGGCGGAACACTTACAGTAAGTGGGTTCCAAGAAATACTGGATGAAGCAGGTGTACTAAAGTCTGAAGATACTGATGTTGATTTTGTTATCGAAAGCATTGTAATGATAATAATGAGTGGTTGACTTTAAATCGGATTGGTAGTACAATAGATGTATTATGTGAATGGAGTACTATATTATGAGAGAACAATTTTTGTGGGTCGAGAAGTATCGACCAAAAACTATTAGCGATACCATCCTTCCTGATAATCTAAAAGAAACATTTCAGAAGTTTGTAACAGACGGAACAGTACCTAATTTATTATTGACTGGTGGCGCAGGTGTTGGTAAAACAACTGTTGCTAAAGCAATGCTAGACGAGATCGGTGCTGACTATATCATCATCAATGGTTCCGACGAAGGTCGATACATTGATACACTACACAACAAGATAAAGAACTTCGCTTCCTCAGTATCGCTGGCAGGTGGACGCAAGTATATTATTCTTGATGAAGCAGACTATATGAATGCGCAATCGATTCAACCTGCATTGCGTAACTTTATGGAGACTTACTCAGCAAACTGCGGTTTCATTCTAACGTGTAACTTCGTAAACAAGATCATCGCGCCACTACATAGTCGGTGTTCGGTGATTGAGTTTCGTATCCCTACAGCACAAAAACCTAAACTTGCTGGGCAGTTCTTCAAACGTGTCAGTAAGATTCTACAGACAGAAGGAATTGAGTTTGATCAAAAGGTAGTTGCCGAGATGATCACTAAGCACTTCCCTGACAATCGTAGGATACTGAACGAACTACAACGGTACAGTGTATCAGGTAAGATTGATGCAGGTGTACTGGCGAATCAGGTTGACTCTGATATGAAGACGTTGATCACTGGCATGAAGAACAAAGAGTTTTCAGTGGTTCGTAAGTGGGTTGCGCAAAATATAGACGGTGATATGACTCCGTTCTTCCGTAGGTTCTATGAGTCTATACATGAACATGTAGCGCCATCAAGCATCCCTCAGATAGTTGTTACACTTGCCGAGTATCAATACAAGTCTGCGTTTGCTGCTGATCAGGAAATCAATACGACTGCTATGTTGACTGAAATTATGGTTGATGCGGAGTTTCAGTGATGGAAAAAACAAATCCGTTTGACTATACGAATGCCATAACACAAACAAAAAAAGATCTAATGCGTGGTACTGCCAATGATGATCTGGCAGAAAAAGATTACAATCCGTTTCTGACTAATCGTGCGTTGTCTTATCATAGTGATACCATTCATTTTGCTAATGAGATGAATCGTTTGAGTCATATAGATAATCTTTTACAGTTTGACTTTTTA